AATTGAACATAGAAAAAGTCTAGCTTCATGATCTAACCATTTCTTTTCAATAGCTTGCTTATGCAACTCGGCAATGGCTGGACATCCATTTAGCAGTTTGTCTTTGGTGAACTTCTTGTCTTTTTCTTCTAGATTCTTAAAAACAGAAGAACCAAACTTATTGAAGTAGCCAATAAAATCTTTAGAACGTTCTTTTTCAATTTCTAATTCATATGTGAAATTTCTAAACCATTCATTAGCTTTCGCATTGAAAGCTGGATCAGTTCTCTCGCTTACTACTCTTTCTTTACAAAAAGAAACAATATTCTCAACACCATCGATGAAGATTTCTTTTGGAATCTCATTCTTAAACAAACCAGTTGACTGATGCTGACTACCTTCAAGTCTCCACATTCTTCTTGCATCGTAGACACTAAAATCCACGCAATTTAGATTCAGATTTTTTGCAATTGTATTAGCAATAAACCGATAGATGTTTGGAAGATTATTCGATGGATTAATGCCAATAGCAATAGGATCACATTCAATATGGAATCCTTTTTTACCAGTAAAGAAGACAGAGATAGCCTCGTCAGGAATATTCTTAAGAAGATATCTATAAAGCTTCAAGCACTCTTCATATGCAATCGAAATATCTGAACTATCTATATCAAAATATAGAGGACCAAATCTTACAGCGGTGTCAATATCTAAGGAATCGTACAACCAGATTGACGTATAAAGTCCAACATTATTATTGTCTGATCGAAATTTATCAATGTCATCTAAATCAATAAGAACAGTATTTCCGTCCTTTTTAATTCTACTGACTTTATCTAGAGAAGGAATATATTTGGCTAACTCAACATATCTCCATTTGTATAGATATTTATTTGGATCAGAAACGGTCTTCATAATAATTTGACTTTTAACTCTTTGCTTTTGATGTTGCCAATAACTATTTTATCACACCCAAAGTTGATCGAATGGGTACGATGGTAGATTGATTCTTTCAAAATATCTTCTAATCTAGAGGATATTAAAAGACGTTTACTAATTTTTGCGGGAACATCATCCATCAATACTTAATCCAGTAAAGTTGTGAAGATTTGCTGCGATATTATCTGCAACATGCAGAATATAGTCTAAATATGTAATCGGAAATGTTTCAGGAACGGGAGACCATGGCCCAAGATGGCATCGAACAAGTCTTAGTATTGTTTGCATTGCATCTTCTGTGATAAACAGAGAAGAAGATAGTCCATCATTACCAAATTCTTTGTCATATTTTTGACATTCGATCACAAAACTATTAACTGTATACGCATGCATTGGGTCAAACTGAAAAGAAACGTTATCTTCAGTCGGAATACCCTTGGTAATATCATGAATAAGGGCGGCAGCGATAACTAGATCTCGCTCATCAGAAGACAGCGAATATGATTCACTAATCGTATCAGCTATTCTAGCAACTCGCTTAGTGTGCAAAACATTGCCACCCTGATTATGTTCATCTTTAGGATGATGATTGCTAGCAAATGCTGATGGAATAATCCAAAAAAGATCAGCCTTTAATAAAACTGATCTAACAAATGATCTAACTCCCTCATCAACAATCAGATTAATCTCATCCAATAGAGGCTGTAGAATCTGATTCTCCTCATTGATAGAGGAGCCCTTGTTGTCAACTAAGATATCATCTAATAAACTTTTTTTAGTCATTTCTACTTCCTAAGTTGGGAATTTCCATTTTGAACAAATATCATCAAACTGACATTTTTTACAGTGCAGTGTCATTCCTCTTTTCGGAACAAGCACTTCTTTGGACTCTATTGTATCACACCAGTACTCTAGAGCATCAAGGTCTTCTTGATTAATTTCATACTCAACAAATTTCATATTGTTACTCAGTAAGTCAATGTATCCGAATACTGTATTTCGCATTCTAGAAGGATGGCGCAATTTAAAACCTAAGTACATAGTTGAAAAATCAATTTGATACATATAACTATAATTTGTCTTATAGTTAAACATAAATTTGACAACATAATTTTTATCATCATGTCGATAAATTAGATCGAATCGATCTTCTATCTTAATATTTTTGTTAACAATTGCGACATAGTCATCACTAATAGCTAGTGGAATTAAATCTATCTCAGAGTACTTTTCATAAAACTCCAAAAGTATTGATGCTGCCTTAGTTGTTAAACTAGACATATTTCCATAAACACTTTCATGCTGTTCAGTTATTAAATCATATGAGTCAACATCTTTGGGAAACCAAAGTTTCTCCCATCTATTTAATAGCGAATTATACGATGGAGTAATTCCACCCTGCTTCTTATACCAAAAGAAATACAATATATTTTTTATGGTTGATTCAAATTTTGCGGAATAGATATCTCTAGAATATATTTTTTCCGGAAGTTTTTCATTATGACGATAGTCATATAATCTTTCACAAAGCTGAAAGTCCTTAATAGAATTAACTGTAAGATTTAGCATCAGTCAAATCCCTCTCCATTTAATAGATCGTTTAATTCTGATGACTCTAAATATGAATCAGAATTCACAACCTCATACTCTTCATAAATTTTCTTAGAATCAACATATCTAACTAGCGGAGGATCATATGTAAAAGCTGATCCAGTGATTCTGTTTTTCGGTATTTGCAACTGCATGACATTATCATCTTCTGTCTCGTCATTTGTTGCTAACTTCTTTTCAGTAATGAAAATAGTTACTGCACACTTCTGCTGAATAGCTAACGAACCACCCGTATCAGACTGTTGTACAACTTCTCGCTTTTCCTTCATTCTATTAGAGTTTTCTTGAGCAGTAATGATCAATGCACAGTTCATGTCACGGGCAAGTTTCTCTAACTTGACCATCATTTCCTCAAATTCACCCCATCGTGGCTTACCCTTACCGCTTCCGCGAGTAAACATTGACTGAATGGTATCAATAATCACAATGTCCGGAATCTTCTCATTGTGACCGATTAAATCACGTAACCAGAATTCAAGATCCTCAAAATATGGAGTTTCGGGATCATGGCGAACCATCAATCTATCGCCCCACTGTTCAAGTCTTTCCTTGAACTTTTTAAGATAAAAATCCTTTTCTGATGCGGACCATTTATCAGCTTCAGAGTAAACATTTTTACCTATAATTTGAGTCATTAGAATGCGTTCCCAGTGACCTAATGCTTCCTCAAAGTTAACATAAAGGACGCGGTAACCAGTATCCAACCAATGATTAGCTAAGCATTTGGCAAAAGTGCTTTTACCCTTACCAGATGGTGCAATTACAGCATGAACTGCTCCACGGAAAAATCCGCCCTCATCGGTATATCCCATAGCTCTATTTAAAGCCTTAAATTGAGTTGGAATAAAGTCTGGAATCTCTAACAGATTAGATGCGTGAGAGATAATATCTAAACCAGTAGTGATCTTGGAAAAAGGATCATACTTAATTTGATTTTCTAGATCTTTAATATGAGATGTAAGAATATTAATTCTATTTACATCTTCTTCGGATTTAAGTCCCTTCTTATTAATAAGAAGTTGTAGCTCCTGAAGATAATTGATTTGCTTACGCTTATTTGCTTTATGCTTAACTAACTCAGTGACAGATTCTTTATTAGAAACCTCTACCTTAGTGATCAAATCCAGCATGATTGACACACCGGATTGACCACCAAGAGCATCATAGATGTCAGTCTCAGAACTCAACCAAGACTTAAAGGCTACAGGATCAACATGATCTAAATTAGTGCCACGATAGAAGCCTAGAAGGGCACCATAGAACTCATGAATACCCTTTTCTCCATGGATTATTCCAACAATGTCCTGAGGAAGATTGTCATTGAAATAGGCGATAGCTCCTGGCTCTTTTAAAGCTAAAGCAAAAATCTGATATTCTAATGGAATCTCTTTAGTCTCTTCCATCTCATCTAGAATGATCAATTTATTTACCCTTCATTTTCCTATATAGATCTTTTCTGTATTGCGAATTCTTCTTCTTCATACTCTGATAAAAATCAGATGAAGTGATCGACTTCCCCTGTTTATCAGTTTTTGGAGTCGGACTATTTCTAATCGCATCCAATATTCTATCACAAACATTTTGCTCTGTTAACGAATCATTATATCGAAACACAACTAGTGCAATATCATTCTCTTTGCACCAGTCTGCTTTTTTGATATCACGCTTTTGTGCTTCTTCAAACTCATATTTAGATTCAAAAAATCTACTAGTGTAATAGAAATGTTGACGACCATGAAATTCAATTGCCAACTTATAACTTGGACAATAAATGTCTAGCTTTAATTTATCGCCAATATGATATTCGTTAACAATTTCTTCACCTGGAATAAGTTTTTTCAACAGCAGAGTTAAAGCTGTTTGACCTCTAGACATTTTTCGTCTAGAGGTCTTCAGCCAATTTAATCCAAGTAAATTAATCTTCTTATTTACTTCAGAAATATCAGTATTTAACTCTTTAGCTATATCTGATAGTGAAAGATTCGTATCAAACAAAAGATCTGTTAGAAATTCAACATCATCATCTTCTATCTTTTTACGATTTTTCATTCTATCACGTCGAAGCTTTCACCATGTTTATAGTCTTACCAAGGTCAATAATTGACATCTTAGAGTCATTCCACATCTTAGACATCAATGCTAAACCAAAAACTCCACAGTCCATAATGCAGTAATCAACTCCACCCTCAAATTCGCTTAGCTGTGCGTAAACGCTATCAAGCTTATCATACTGCGACATAAACGGCACATTGATAACATGAGTATTATATCCCAGATGTTTTTGAACTAATTTCTTATCATGGAAAGAAACAGTTACTGTTTTAGTATTCTTAATAAAGAAATCTAGGATTGTATTATAAAGATCTCTGTTGTTCATGTAATAATACTCAAATACATTTGAATAATAATATTCCGAATGCTTATTAAGACCTATCTTAA